CCGTGGAAGCGGTCGGCGCTGTCGGGGACTTGTGATTTTTTTAATTTATGGTATAATTACCATTATAACGCAATAAAAGGAGACTAACGAAATGAATGCAATAACCATCTGGAATAAAGGCAAGCGCACGTGGCCGCTCAAGAACTCGGAGGGTGTAGAGATCCGACTTGAACCGCAGGAATCCGTACAGGTCGAGGAAGTCTACGGGCTTCGCATGGTCGCGGCGTATCCCAAAGACCTGACGACGACCGGCGTCGCGGGCCCGTCCATCGACGACATTAAGCGGCGGGAACAGTCGATAAGGGACAGGGAAGCCAATCTGGACGCGCGCGAGAAGGCTCTGGATGAGCGGGAGGCGGCGATAAAGGCTCGGGAAAATCAAGGGAACACGCCGGATACCGACACCGTACCCGCCAAGAAGGCCGGGCGCCCTCCCAAGAGTGACAAGGCAGAATAATGGGCACCGTAACCCTCGCGTCATTCAAAACCCAGTTCGCCCGGAATTTCACGTTTGGCGCTGCCGTGCCCGATATCATGGACGCGGACATAACGAACGCGATCGCCGAGAAAGACGCGGTTTTTAATTTTTCTTTATATCCTACCGACCGCCCGGAAGTGGGAACGCTCGCCGAGCATTACCTGACGGCGCACTTCCTGACTACCGACGTGGACGCGGCGGACTCGGGCGGACAGTCGCGGCTCCTGCAGACGTCCCGCTCGGCGGACGGGGTTTCCGAATCGGTGGATATTCCCGACTGGATGAAACAGGGGGAATTCGCGTTCTACGCGACGACCTATTACGGGCAGAAATATCTTATTCTGTCTAAACCGTACCTTGACGGCGCGATATTTTCGGTTGAAGGGGGGACGATGCCGTGAAAATTAAAGTTTATGTTTTAATAGCGGCGGTTTGTTCTTTGGGGCTTTTCGCTTTGGGAGTAAGTAATTTATGAACAAAAAACAGGCGAAAGCCGCCCGCAAAGGCTATCGAGAGGCCGGGCAGTTGTACTGGACGGATGAAATGGCCGCGATTCTCAAGAAAAAGAATCGCGAGCTCATCGCGTATCGCGTGGGGTTTCTTGCGTCCATCGCGTTCGCCGTGGGCGTTGCCGTACTCTACGCGCGGGCGTTTTGGTGAGTTTTTCATTCCGCGACGGGCAATCCGAGATCACGGGCGACTTTTCCCAGCTCGAAAATCTCATCAAGAGCCTCAAGGAACCGCACTCCGTCGACATCGGCGTGTTCAAGGACGCGAAGACGACTGACGGCCAATCCGTCGCGGAGTACGGGGCATATAACGAATTCGGATCGGTTTCCGTCCCGAATCGTCCGCCAAAGCGTTCGTTTATTCGGATGCCACTTGAAGCGAAACAGGGCGACATTGCGAAATACGCTGAAGGTCACGCGCGAGAGCATATCGAAGTGGGCGACATCAAGGCGATTTTTGAGGATATCGGAATCGCGGGACAGGCGAAAATACAGGAAGCATTCGATACGGGCGGATTCGGGACGTGGCCGCCGGACGCGGATTCGACCGTCGCTCGGAAGGGAAGCGACGCTCCCTTGATTGACTCGGGGCTTTTGAGAAAATCGGTAACGTATGAGGTGGATAGATGAGCATTCCCCGAGTAGAAAACGCCTTTCGCGGCTGGACCAAGCGCCGCGAGGTGTGGATCATAACGAAAACAGTCGAAAACTTCCTGACCATGCAGACGGCGGAAATCGTGACGATGGATATCATGGTCGCGCCCTTGCGCCCCGAGGAAGTCCGACGGCTCCCGGAAGATCAAAGGGCGTGGAAATGGTTCGACGTGCTGGTCAAGGCATCGTCCCGGCCGCTCACGGTTGATTGCCAGATCGTCGTTGACGGTATCGTCTACCTCATCGACTCAATACAGAACTGGAAGGAAGCCGGATACCGGCGCTACCTCGCGACGGAAAACGTCACGGGAGTGAAAACCATGTATCCCGTGACCTATTTGGCTAACGGCGCGACGGTTGGCAATCCTCCGGGTAAATTCGCGTATATGACCGGGGGCGAGGCGGTGATAGCGCCTTGCAGAATGGCTCTTGAGGGATCGACGTTCGTCGAGTGGAACACGGCGGCTGACGGAACGGGCACTGGTTACGACCCTGCCGACGCGTTGACGATTGGAACGGCGGCGGTTACACTGTACGCAATTTGGGAGGCCGTCGAGCCATGACAATAACGCAATGCGGGCAGGTTTTGGGTACCATAATCGCGTCATTTACAGGTATCCCCTCGGCGCGCGTGATCTTGAAAAACGAAAAATTCGACGCACCAAAAGACGGTGCGCCATATGTTTTGATAGAATACGACGGGTCGGCTGGTTTCGTTGGAATCAATTCAAAACGCGATCCCGTTGCAAAAACGGAGACCATGAGCACAACAACCCACGAGCGGTTTGCCGTGGAGTTCTGCGGATTTGGCCAGGAAGCGACGGACCGAAAGAATGAAATTCCAATGGCTTTGCGATCGCAAATAGCGATCCGCTCTGCGGAGGACAATAACTGCTCGATTTTCGTCGCCGGGCCAACCTTGGACCTTTCGGCCATTGAAGGATCGAGCGCCTTGCGCCGATACCGAATCCCGGTTATCATATCAAATATTGAACGGAAAACCGTCGCGGCGGAAATGATCGACAAATTTCCCGCCCCGACAATTAATGCGGAGGCTAAATAATGTCAGGGAAACTTGCTATTTCCAATTTTGTACAGGTCACCCTTTTGGCGGCCTTGCGCGGGCTCGCGGACGTAAACACCTCCGCCCTCGCGTTTTTCGCCGACGAGGTCCCGATCCCTTCTAATTATGGGGATTATGGGATTTATACCGGTCCCGATGGCGTCGCCCAGGACTTCGGATCGAACTCCGACGCCTATCGAATCGCCGTTTCTGTTTTCAGCCAATCCCCGAGCATTATGAGCGCGGGCGGATACCTCGTAATTATTCCCCGGAAAGCATCGGCCCCGGCAGCCGCAGCGACTATTCTTGGCACGGGACCGGTCGACCTTACGGACCTGACGGGAACCGACTACAAGATAAGTTTGGCGATTGACGGCGGAGCTGACGCGGATATTACCATCGGGGCAATCAATAGTACGTCGCTCTTGACGGCGACCGCTTCGCTCAATCCCTACGCGCTCGAAACGGCCGGGGCGATTATCGAAGTGACCGGAGAGCTCACGGCGGCGCTGATTACCCTGAAATCCGATACCGCCGGCGCAACGTCCGCCCTGACTGTCGGCTCGGCGGCCGCGACCGATATCGCTCCCGCCTTGAAGCTGGCCGGAAGCGCGACCGGTGCGGCGACGGGAACCGAACGACTCAAGGACGCGATACTCCGCGCTTCGGCTCTTGTTCCGTTCTTCGGAATTATCTCTACCGATAAGCCCGCGGACGCGCTCTTCTTGGAAACCGCGAAAACCATACAGACGATGGATAAACTCTGGATCGTCGGATCGCCGACCGTGGGCGATATCAAGGGAATCTTTACGACCATTTTGGGCGCAGGACTCACGCATACCCGGTGCCTGTTTTATTCTTCGTCCGCCGATGACGCCTTCGATTTCGCCGCGGGTTACGCGGGGCGCGGACTCTCGATTGACTTCTCGGGATTCAATACCGCCCACACGATGCACGGAAAAGAGATCGTCGGAATGGTTGCTGATCCCGGCATGACGCAGACCGTCTTGACCGACTGCAAGAATGCCGGTGTGGATTTCTACGGAGACTTTGGCGTTCCGAAAGTCTTTACCTCCGGAGCGAATCAGTTCTTTGATCAGATTTATTCCAGGCTGGCGTTCAAGCTCCGGCTGACCATCGCTGGATTCAATTTCCTGACCACGACCAATACCAAGATCCCGCAGACTGAGGAAGGCATGAATGGACTCAAGGGAGCATACCGGAAAGTCTGCAAGCAGTTCGTCGATGCCGGCGTGTTTGCGCCGGGTACGTGGCTCAGTTCGACCACGTTCGGGAAGCCGGAAGACCACATGAGAAACATTGCGGGTTTCGGGTACTACATTTACTCGATGCCGATCTCGAGCCAGTCGCAGACGGACAGGAACGCGCGCAAGGCTCCGGCCACGTACATAGCGTGTAAGGACTCGGGCGCGATTCACTCGGCTGATGTAAGCGTGATGGTTGAAGCCTAAAAAACCAAAAGGCCCCGCCAATAACGGCGGGGGAAGGAAAAAGACATGAGCGTAGCACTGACCGGAAAAGATACGACCATCCTTGACACCCGAATGCTGACCGATTTCGGGACCGGGGATGTCGTCAATATCGAGGCACCGAACAATCTCGTCGAGATGAAGCAGGGCAAGAACGGAAACGCGATTTACGCGTACAATGCGACCGGAAAGCAGGTCAACGTCACGGTGCGCGTCATTCGCGGATCGGCGGATGACAAGTACCTCGCGTCCAGGATGCAGGAATATATCAATGACCCCGCCGCGTTCATCCTGATTTCGGGCGAGTTCATCAAACGATCGGGCGACGGCGCGGGAAACATCACGAACGAGGTGTATACCCTCGGCGGTGGCGTCATCCAGAAAATGCCGGGCGGAAAAGAAAACGTCGAGGGAGATACCGAACAGGCTATTTCCATTTACGTGATCGTCTTCTCGAATGCCGACCGGGTACTGGGGTAAGATATGAAAATTTCAGGAGTGGAAATTCATATCGAGCTCGCGGAATTCAGGG